GCTACATCTCCTCTCAATTCTTCTCCGTGGACACCGATTGAGTCGTAGGTGGTTTCAATTATAGGGCTTGAAACTGTACCCTGTTCCAAAAGTTTGACCTGGCGTCGGAACTTTTTAACGCCGTGGTGCTGAATTCTTCTCATCCAGCTTGTGTTATACTCTTTGACAGCTTGGTCGTACTGCCATAACACTTCTTCGTACTCAAGAGCCATTTCTCTAACTTCACTTCTTACCTGGTCGAAAGTCATTCCGTTTTGAAGCTTTGGGAAGTATCTACCTCTCATTAAAAAGAACATATCATCATTGGCCCAGGGAAAGAATTCGTCGACAATATCTATGAACTCAATGTGAATGTGTTCGTACGTACGTGTGTCTTGAGGAGCTGGCATCGCGCTACGTATCAATCGATCAAGGAAAAATCTCCTCCATTTGTTAGTCAAAACTGCGAGACCATACGTAACGCTAAAAATGGAGGGATATATACCAGTAAAGAACACGTAAAAAAGCGATCTCCAATGTCGTTCTGGATCGTTGATTGCTCCTTCAATCCAATGTCGACGTCCAAAAAACTTCCTGTGCCACTCAAAATGATATTTTTGCCAAAGCCAAAAGAATGGGTTTCCGAAAAAACGATGAAATAGTCCTGTCAATATCTGAAGCAAGCTAAAGTCATACAACATATAAATCCATCTATATTCTTTTTGCCATTCTCTTTGCTGTCTCTGAAGAGATTCGATGTTGTTTTGTCTGAAAATCCTCCACTGATAAGTACTAGGAGGTACAGCTCTTTCATCGCCAGCTTGAAAGAAGAAACTACGCAACGTCTTCTTTTCCTCACCTTGTTTCAAAAAAGGTAGCCAATGTTCTGGCGGGCTACAATTTGACGCTAGTGTGTCGATACTTTTCTTCTCTCTTTTGTAATAGCTGTTGTGCAGTTTACTTTGTTCGTACATCCAACGTAAGACTTGATACTCGTAGTTGAAGTTAACATTGTAGATTTGAAGTTTGTACTTTTCTCTCATCTCAAGGGCAAAAGATCTGAAAGATTCGTATTTATCTTTATCATACAATGCTCTCTCGTCAAGAACTGATGCAAACATTTGTCCTAATTGCGTTTTCTCTTCGGCTTTCTTGGAAGGCAAGTAAAACAGCAAACTCTTCAGCTGCGACGACTCATCCAACCTGCCTACATATGAGTTCCTTAGAGGACAAAAATGTTCAGTTCTCTTAAGGAAGTCATGATCTTTGACTGATTGAAACTTGGTAGGCTCTGAAGTCTTGTCAGGCATGGTAATAGTAATATTCCACTCTTTAAGCTTCTGTTGAAGGGTGATGAAATTGAACCACTTGTAATCTTTGTGAACTGTGGACTTGAGATCATCTCCCATGTGAACTGATTTCCACATCTTGATAACTTCTCTGTCTGTCAATTTGACG